CAACAACATTGACAACATATCCAACAGCATCAGAATTGCTTGGTTTTGTATCACGCGGCGCTGCATCTGTTTACACAAATACACAAGGTTTTGCTCGCAACATTCTGTGTAATACAAGCCAATGGGCAAACTTAATGACACTTAACGATTCAGGCCGCCCAATTTACATGGCCGCACAGCCTTCAAATGCTGGCGGAGTTGTACGTCCAGATTCTATCCGCGGCAACGTGGCTGGTCTCGATCTTTATGTTTCTGCAAACGTCGCATCAGCGCAAGACACAGACAAAGATGATTCAATGATGATCATCAACCCAACTGCTTACACATGGTACGAATCACCAACATATCAGCTCCGCGCTGATGTAATTGCATCCGGTGAAATCCTTGTAGCAATGTATGGATATGGCGCAATCGCAACCAAAATTGGTGCGGGCGCATTTGGTATCAACAAGACCTGATCCATAACCACAAACTAATCATCGGGTAGTGCGCTCCCGCGCTACCCGAGCCGAACGAAAGGTAAACTCATGCCCAGCATAGTCACAGCATCACAGTTGCGATCAGTGCTGGGCGTGAGTTCATCCTTATACAATGACGCTTATCTAGATGAAATAATTAACACTAGCGAGGCCGTAATTTTGCCTATGTTGGTTGCAAATACATCAGCAGTTAATGCTTACAAACTAACATCAAACGTCGCTACCTATTACACAGCTCGCGGTCATTACTTTGTGACTGGACAATCAGTTGTCGTGGCTGGCTTACCTGCGCCATTTAGCGCAACAGTCACAGTTGTGGATACAAATTCAACACTTGATGCCTCACTTGGCAATTTTTACTTTACAGCTGCAATCACAAACGCAGATGTGACCTTGCGCCCTATCGTGCCAACAGGCACAGCAACGCTTTCAGGATATTCTGCCGCACAAATTTATGCAGGCAACGACGCAATTGAGTCAGCAATTTTGGCAGTAAGCGTTGAGGTATTTCAATCACGCGTAGCAGCCGGTGGACAAATTGAGGGCGTGGACTTTACTGCTACGCCTTATCGCATGGGTCGAAGCTTGACCAACCGCGTATCAACCTTGCTTATGCCGTTTTTAGATGTTGAGACAGTGTGTCAATAAATGCCAGCATCAACAATCCTTAGTCAAGTACGCACACCTTTAGCCACAGCCCTAGCGAGCGTTGCAGGCAATGTGTACAGCTATGTGCCTGAAACCATCATCCCACCTGCCGTAGTAGTCGTGCCGGATACGCCATATCTTGAGCTTGAGACAATTAATAAAAGCACATTGCACACCAAAATTAATTTTACTATTTCAGTCGCGGTTGCGTATAACAGCAACCCAGCATCGCTTGACAATATCGAGCAGCTAATCATGAGTGTGCTGGCAGTGATCCCAGTTGGGTACGTTGTCAGCGTGGTCGAAAGACCAACAGTTACACAAGTTGGAGCATCGACTCTGCTAATCGCTGATGTTCGAGTTTCTACCTACTACACACAAACAACATAAGGAGACATCATGGCAACAACAGTAATCACCGGCCGCGATATTTCTTTGTCCTTTACTGGTGGAACGGACATCGAAGCACAGGCCACAAACGCGGTACTTACAAAAGTATTGGATCGTCAGACCTATCAGACACTAGATGGCGAGGCGTACAAAACCACCAACGTCACAGCTACTTTCCAGCTAGACATGCTTGCAGACTGGGGCAAAACCTCATCAGTATGTGAGGCTATTTGGACAGCTTGCGACAGCGCACCGGATACAGACATTTCTGTGACATTGACATCCGCAACAGGCGCACAATTTGTGTTTCCTATTAAGCCGTCATATCCAACAGTCGGTGGATCAGGCATGGATGCACAGACAGTGTCGTTTACTTTCCTTGTGTCACAAGGATCAGTCACCGAGACATTTAGCTAAAAACAAACGACGGGAGCAAAGAAATGCAACAGCAAATAACAATTAAATACATAGATGGATCAGAAGCAACCTACATGGTACGCCCGCCTGATTACGCACGCTGGGAGATGACCACTAAAAAGGTCATCTCTCAGTTTGGCGGCATGTGGGATATTTTGTACGTGGCACACCTAGCTATGAAGCGCGACGCAGGCAGTAAGCCAACCAAGCCATTTGACGCATGGATGGAATCAGTCAGCGATGTTGAGGTAGGTGACACAGACCCAAAAGCCATCCCAGCGGAAGCATCAGCCGACTCTTAATTGAGTTGGCAATTGCCACACAAATACCGATGGTGCATTGGCAAACCGCAGAGGATATTTTAACCGCAGTCGAAGTTTTGGAAGCGAGGAACAAGTGAGCGATCCTATTGCCCTTGACCAAACTGAACTGCGCGCAGTGTTTAAGGCATTAAAAAACCTAGACGAAGCAGGGCAAGAAGAAGCTAAACGCCAGTCTGGTAATTTAGCTGATTACGCACGCGGTGAGGTCATCCAAACTGCCAACGGCCTACAAAGTCGCAAAGTAGCTGGACGCATTGCACAAGGGTCAAAGGTCAAAAAGTCAAGCCGCATAGGTGAGATTACCTATGGATTTGCATCACAAAAATTTAGCGGCGGGGCAACCACGCGAGCTGTTTGGGGCGGGTCAGAATTTGGATCGAATAAATATAAGCAGTTTCCAGTGTGGTCAGGCCGTCAAGGTCGAGGGTCAAAAGGCTGGTTCATTTATCCAACGCTACGCAAAATCCAGCCGGAAATCGTAGAACGCTGGAGCGCAGCATTTAGCAAGATATTGAAGGAGTGGGGCTAATGGCTACAGGTACACGCGCATTAACGCTTAAGCTATTAGCCGACGTTGATAACTTTACAAAGAACCTTAAATCAGCTGATACTGAAGTCAAAACCTTTGGCGATAAGGTTGGTGATTTTGGCAAAAAAGCAGGCTTAGCGTTTGCCGCAGCTGGAGCAGCCGCAGCCGCCTATGCAGGCAAATTAGCCATTGACGGGGTCAAGGCAGCCATCGAGGATGCAGCCGCACAGCAGAAGTTGGCTTTGACTTTAAAGAACGTCACAGGGGCTACAGAAGCCCAAATATCGGCAACAGAGGATTACATAACAAAGACATCTCTAGCCTTTGGGGTTACAGATGACGAGCTACGCCCATCTATCGAGCGTTTAGCACGTGCAACAGGTGATCTAGAAAAGGCGCAGAAGCTACAGACAGTTGCCATCGATGTTGCAGCCGGATCGGGTAAATCGCTTGAAGCCGTCACAAATGCAATGGCAAAGGCCGCAGAAGGCAATACAGGCGCGCTTGCCAAACTAGGCATTGGTTTGACTGCCGCACAGCTCAAAACCATGAGCCTAGATGACATTACAGCCAAACTTGCAGATACTTTTGAAAATCAGGCTGCGGCAAAGGCCGACACATTCCAGGGCAAATTAACACGCTTGCAAATTGCTTTTGATGAAGGTAAGGAAACAGTAGGCGCGTTTATCCTTACAGCTATTACGCCGCTGGTTGAGACAATCGTAAACAAGGTTGTGCCAGCAATACAAGATTTCACAGAAAACATTGGCGATAAATTGCAGCCAGTATTGCGATTTATTCAGCCTATCCTCAATGGACTCAAATCAGCGTTTGACAGCGTGCGCGGGTCAATCCAGCGCAACAATGAAGATTTACAGCCATTTTTTAACCTTATGGTAAACATTGGCGAGTTTGCCCGCGACGTACTTGCACCTATTTTAGGCAAAACTTTAGGCGGGGCTTTTAGATTATTAGGCGGAATATTGTCAGAAATTATTGATCAGTTTGCCAACTTAGTCAGTTTGATAACAAATATTTATAATCGAATTAAAGGCATTATTGACGCGGTCAAAGGCGTTACCGGATCAATTGGTGGCTTCTTTAGCGGGGCATCAATATCCACAGCATCAATAACAACCGCTCCGGCAATTCCTTCAACACCTTCAATTCCTTCAATGCCTTCTGATGGCATGATTTCATATAATCCTAGAACTGGTCTTAATTACAATCCAAACGCAGGTACTAATATCACAGTCAATGGGGCAATTGATCCCGAATCAACAGCCCGCCAAATTGTCGGCCTACTTAATGACTCATCAGCTCGCGGCACGCTAGGCGGTTCAGGATTGGTCTTTGCATGACCGCATATACACCCAGTTACAAAGTGCTGATAAACAGCGTTGAATTAACTGATGTGACAGTAGCCAACTTGACCATTACATCAGGTCGCACAGACATTTATTCACAGCCAGTAGCAGGCTATTGCCAGTTGCAATTGCTCAATTTTAACAACAGCATTTATGACTTTACAATAGGTACACAGATTACCATTGAGGTAACAAATTCAACTGGCACGTATGTCCCTATTTTTGGCGGCTACATTTCAGACTTCACAATTGCCGTTGACCAAACTGGAAGTCTGGGCAATACAACAGTTGCACAAATTACAGCTCTTGGAGCATTGTCTAAACTACCTAAAATCGTTGACAATGGCGTTTTGTCTCAAGATGAAGATGGCGACCAAATTTATCATTTGCTATCCGGATTCCTTTTGGGTGAGTGGAATCAAGTGCCAGCGGCAACAACATGGGCGACTTACAACCCAACTACAACATGGGCAAACGCGGAAAATCTTGGACTTGGCGAAATCGATCGCCCAGGGGATTTCTTGATGATTGCACGATCATCAAGTGAAACCGACGTTTACAGCTTGTGCGCTCAAATTGCTAATTCTGCGCTGGGTTATCTTTATGAAGAAGCAAATGGCAACATAGGTTATGCAGACTCAACGCATAGACAGGATTACCTTGCAGCCAATGGCTACACGACTCTAGACGCCAACCATGCAAATGGACGCGGTTTAGCGGTCACAACCCGCGCAGGTGACATCCGCAATAAGTACGTCATTACCTATGGCAACAATGGCAACAGCGTTTATACGGCCGAAGATGCACAAAGTCAATTGGACTATGGTTTATATGGTGAGGCGTTTTTATCCAACATTAAAGACACAGCCGACGCGGAAGATTTTGCCGACCGCATCATTGCCTTACGTGCTGATCCAACCCCCAAATTTCAGAGCATTACCTTTGAGCTGGGAAACCCTGAAATTGACGATTCAGACCGCAATGCCTTAATTGGCATTTTTATGGGTTTGCCCGTATGGATTCAAAACCTACCGTTAAACATTGCTGGTGGGTCATTTGAAGGCTACATCGAGGGCTGGACGTTTAGAGCAAGCCTGAACAATTTGACCATTACGTTCAACGCGTCACCGGTCAATTTCAGTCAGATTGCCGTAAAATGGAATCAGGTAAACGCAGCTGAAGCATGGAATACCATAAACCCAGCATTAACATGGCTTAACGCGATTGGAGCAGTAGCTTAATGGCAACAACAACACCAAATTTTGGTTGGTCAGTACCAACATCAACAGACCTTGTAAAAGATGGCGCGACAGCTATCGAAACACTTGGTGACGCAATTGATGCGTCTTTGCTTGATCTCAAAGGCGGCACAAGCGGACAAGTATTAGCAAAAAATAGCAACACCGATATGGACTTTATTTGGGTTACAGATGCAGGCGGAGACATAACAGGCGTAACTGCTGGGACTGGTATTTCAGGCGGTGGTACTTCTGGAACTGTAACTGTAACTAACTCGATGGCAACAGCAATTGATGCTAAAGGTGATTTAATCGGTGGCACAGGTGCAGACACATTTGCTCGCCTGGCTGTAGGTGCTAATGGAACAGTTTTAACAGCTGATAGCGCAGAAACTACCGGATTGAAATGGGCTACTCCGGCAGCATCTTCTTTTGTGGGTTGCAGACTTTTGAATAGTGCTGCACAATCCATTACTAATAATACCGCTACAAATCTTACATTTGATACTGAAACATTTGATACAGATTCATTTCACAGTACTTCATCAAATACTTCAAGAATCACGATTCCTTCAGGTAAAGCTGGTAAATATTTGTTTATTGGATCTATTGGTTTTGATTCTTCTAACGGCACAGGTCGCCGGGTTATGAGGATTCATAAAAATGGAACGATTATTGATGGTTCTATTTATGAAGGAACTGCCAATGGTAGTGCTTTTCCCGGGGGCACCTTATCCGTAATTGTAGATGCAGCCGTTAGCGATTATTTTGAAGTTAATATCTTTCAAAATAGTGGAATAACCATAAATACATGGGCTCCATTTTCCGGTTTTCAATGTCAATATCTAGGAGCATAACAAATGGAACTATGGGAAAAAATTATTGAAGCATATTCAGAGATTTTACCTACTGATAATTTTGAAAAACTAGGTATTTTTCTGCAAGATGATGGAGATGACCTTGGAGCGTATATTTCTAAATGGAATTACTCAAAGCCAATTCCTAAAGGATTGAAATTAGGCAAATGATTTACCCACAAGGTACGGCAGCCCTAGCAATTAGCATTGCATTAGGTGAGCAAGGTGTAATTGAAGAACCGGAAAATATTACAAAGTACGGCAAATTTATGAAGGCCGACGGCCTGCCTTGGTGTGGATCGTTTTGCAACTGGGTACTGGCACAAGCTGGAGTTAAAAATCACAGCGTCGTTGGTACAGCTGCCGGAGCGCATAAATTTAAAGAAATGGCTCGATGGTTTAATGAGCCTATACGTGGTGATTTAGCGTTCATGGATTTTCCGCATGACGGAGTAGATCGCATCAGTCATGTAGGCATTGTGGTTGGACGCGATGGCAACAATATTTTGGTAGTCGAAGGCAATACTGCACGCGGTGGAGATCAACGCAATGGCGGCATGGTATTGCTTAAAGTGCGCACAGCTGATGTCATCGTAGGATATGGCAGACCAAAATACGTGCCCTATAAAGGTGAGTATCCATTGGTCGAAGTAGCAGCACCACCAAAAAAGGCAAAGTTACTGAAAGGTAAAAAATGAAAGAATTTAAAAAAATAGCAGCATCGTATGGTCGTTCATTTTTGGCTTCTTGCCTTGCCGTTTATTTGGCAGGCGTAACTGATCCAAAAGCTGTACTCGGGGCAGGGTTAGCAGCTGTATTGCCACCATTGTTACGCTGGTTAAACCCAGATGACACAGGGTTTGGGGTCAAGGGGAAGTGACACCAACAGAGTGGACAGTGGTAATCACTGGAATCATTACAGTGGTTACTGCTGTCTATTCAATGATGCGCTACATGGTTAAATCTATTATGCGTGAGTTTGCTCCAAATGGCGGCTCAAGCCTAAAGGATCAGGTCAATAGAATCGAAGCTCGATTGGATGCGCTTTACGACAAATTGCTTGACTAGCCGTTAAAATTAGGCTATGGCAAAACCGAGGCAAAAAAAGGTCATTGACCTAGACACCTACGCAGCTTTAGACGCTTATGCCATTTGCCTGCACGAATACTATGGATCGTTACGCAGAGCCGGCTTTGCAGCTGATATTGCTTTATCCATGATCCAAGATAAATTGTCTTATCCGGATTGGATATTGCCGTCAATCCCTAACAAAATCGACAACATCCCCTATGAAGATGATGAGGATTGATGAGACGCATAGTTATCGTCAGTGACATGCAAATTCCGTTTCACGATACAAAGGCCGTTGGAAACCTTGTGGCCTTCATCAGAGAGTTCAAGCCTGATGATGTAGTAACTATTGGCGATGAGATAGATTTCAATACGCTTAGCCGCTTTGCAGAAGGCACGCCGGAAGCCTATGAGCAAACGTTGGGCGCAGATCGTGATACAGCTGTACAAGTGTTAAAGGATTTACAGGTCACACACATGGTCAGGTCAAATCATAGTGATCGCATATACACACAAATCATGCGCAAAATTCCTTCATTTCTATCATTGCCAGAGTTGCGCTTTGAACGATTTATGAAGCTGGATGAGCTAGGCATTAAATTTCACAAAAAACCATTTTCAATAGCACCTAATTGGCTGGCAGTTCATGGTGATTACACACCTATTAAATCACAAGGCGGTTTGTCGGCCTTAGAAGCTGCGCGCCGCTATGGTCGAAACGTCATATCAGGCCACACGCATCGCATGGGCAGATCATCATTTACAGAGGCATTTGGTGGTAAACAAGGCCGCGTGCTACATGGCGTTGAAGTAGGCAATCTTATGTGTTTAGCAAAGGCTGGCTATATGAAGGGTTACGCCAACTGGCAAACGGGATTTGGCATTATGTACGTCGATGGCAACCACGTATCGGTGGACTTAATTTACATGGAAAAGGATGCCAGTTTCATTGTGGCGGGCAAACGATATGGATGACTTAAAGATAGACATTGTGCGATCCATTGATGACGCGGTGGACGCAGTCCTAGATGCTGGATTTGCTACTCGACACGCCGAAATTTGAGCGTAATCCTTGACCTTGTCAGGGTATTGCTTCACCCTTATGGCAGGGAGCGAAACACAGTAGCTTCCTGAACGGGAGCAAAAATGTATTCATTAGGTGAAGTTATGGCATGGACGCTGATAGGTGTGGCCATTGGATTTACTTTTGCCTACACGTTAGGCCGGAAAGATGGGCTACGTGAGGGCATTGCAATTGGATGGCGCAGAGCTACAAGCGTCAGATTGACACAGAGTGATCGCTAATGGGATTTCTAGACAATTACGAGACAGTCAATCAAAAGGTTCAACGCCTGCACGCAACTTATCCAACCAACCGGATTGAAACTAACATCATTGATTGGAATCCTGAAAAGGGTTACATCATGATTGAGTGCCGAATTTATCGCCATTACGATGATGACAAGCCAGCTGCAATTGATTACGCACATGGCATGGTTGGGGCTTACAACGTCCAGATGAAACGTTGGTATGTCGAGGACACAGTAAGCAGTGCAATTGGGCGTTGTGCCAGCGTTGTCTTAGGTGCGGAGATGAAAGCATCGCGCGAAAGCATGGAGCAGGTCGAGACGCTACCAAAAGCATTTGTCCAGGATGATCCTTGGGCAAAACCTATTTGGGATGAGTCAGGATTTACCACTGCAAAACAAGCTGTAGAAGCAATTGCAGATCAACTAGGTGGAGAGCTAATGTCAGAAGCCCCTATCTGTAAGCATGGTCACATGTTGCTAAAAGAAGGCACATCTGCCAAAACAGGACAGCCGTATCGAGGGTATGTCTGCACAGAAAAAACAAAAGCAAATCAATGTCCGGCCTTGTGGCTCACGCTCACAAGCGACGGCAAATGGAAGGAGCGCATTTGATGAGTGGTTTACACATGGAGATGCCCGACGGACGCAAAATCACCATCGAGGTTGATGGCACGATAATTAGAGATGATGACGATATACCGGTTGATTTTTGTGATGGCTGCCAAAGCTATCGCCCAACTCATTTTGGTAAACACGTCGCAAATCAAGGATTATCGTTGATTTGGCTATGTCAGGCGTGTAAATGATACGTGTTGATCTTGATGATGAAACACAGATAGCGGTTACAATATTTGGCCTTATCAGGGCTATTAATTACACCGAGCAATGGCAAGGCAAATGGGCTAAACCCAACTATCAAACGGCAAAACAACAAATCAACTTTCCGCAGCTTGTGGATCAACAAAGCGATGCGCTCGGTGCAGAGGTAGCAGTTGCCAAATACTTTAAGCAGCCGATTGATTTGTCTAACCTAAACTACAAAACAAAGGCAGATGTAGGGCACAACATTGAGGTAAAGCACACCAAATGGAAAGATGGATCATTGATACTGCGCGATCATGACCGGAAAGAGGACATTGCCATATTGGTTACAGGCTCAATGCCAAGATATTACCTATGCGGCTGGATACCGATTGCGGTTGCACGCAGGCCATCACAGAAGCGCAACGATGGAGCATGGTGGATAGGCCAGCAGGATTTACATCCTATGGGCAACCTTGTCAGGTCAATGTATGCAAATCAGCTATAACTGCCGCGTTGAAAAGAAGGTAACGACGCAGACAATATGCAAAGTAACCGATAACCTGCCGCCTTACATCGAGGTTGTGCAGTGTAATAGTTGTGGCGTATTGACTATCGCTGCCTTAGATAAGGAGACGGCTTACGATGCCCCATAAATATAGATGCGGAATATGTGCCGCTACCAAAACAATTGATGGTGCAAAAGGTGAGGTGTATCTTGTTCCTCATTGTGATCGATGCACCTTGATGATGCACCTAGTGCCGGAAGATTGGGAGCATCACATAGATGACACCGATATATGAATTTAAATGCCCTGTATGCAGTACAAATGCAGAGGTTAAAGCTGCGGTGGATGAGTCCATTGTCTATCCATCTTGCCAGTATTGCTTAGTCAGTATGGATCGAGTATGGACAGCCCCGCCTGCACACTTCAAAGGAACTGGGTGGGGTAAAGATTGATGCCTGTGGATAACCTGTGTATAACACGCCGACATAACGCTCAAAATTCTGTGGATAACTTAACCTATTTGACAGGCTTGCTACCATCCAGCTCCGAAAGCGAGCGCCTGAAGGCGTGTAGCTCGCTAAGGAGAGTGGTGGTTTGGGGAGTGCTATGCCTATTCGTAGGCTCGCTATCTCTACAGATGCAACCCGCAGAAGCTACAAGCAATGCAGATCATTACAAGCTGTATGCACACTCAAGGATTATTAACTTTGATCAATACAAATGTTTATCTTTGATCATCCACAAAGAATCTCGATGGAATCCTTTAGCAAAGAACGGCAGTCACTTTGGCTTAGGCCAGATGCGTAGTCAGCATTATAGGAATCTTGATCCTTATCGTCAGATAGATGCAACTATCAAATACATTAATCATCGTTATGGTTCAATGTGTAATGCTTGGCGTTTCCATCAGAAGAAGAATCATTACTGATGGCTAGTGCATTACGAGATAACGGAAGCACATCGAAGTGGCGCAAGATTAGGCAACGCATTGTGGAACGCGATGGTGGCGTGTGTCAGATGTGCGGCATGGAAGGAGATAGTGTGGATCACATAGTGCCACGATCACAAGGCGGTACAGACGAGGACTATAACTTGCAACTATTATGCACATCATGCAATTCAAGCAAAGGAGGGCGGTTTTTTAGTAGCACAAGGACACCCCCGACCCTTCCTGTTCCTTTTTATACCAAAAACGAATCAAAAAGCCATGACTAGCCACGCAGAGGCTCAAAAAAGCCTTGAGAGACCTCTAGAAGGCTCAAATCCGGATGAATCGGGATTGGGTAGGGATACAGAAGCCCAAAAGCCGCTATTAGGCATACAAACGCCCCGAATCCACACGCCTTTGAACGATTTGCCCTCTCGCGGGCAGGATTTAATTGATTTGGCTGCCAGCATCAAAATCGATTTGATGGATTGGCAGAAATTTGCGCTGATTCACACGCATAAGGTCAAGCCCGATGGTCGTTGGGCATCGCCGGTCAATTGCATCGTGGTAGCTCGACAGAACGGCAAATCATTTTTACAGCAAATCAGAATCTTAGGCGGCCTTTTCTTATGGGATGAGCCACTTCAAATTGGGCAGGCTCATACGCTTAACACATCGCTTGAGCAGTTTAGGCAAATGATGTGGACAATCGAGGCCAACGATTTCTTAGCCAAGCAGGTTAAAAAGGTCAGGCTAAATCATGGCGCAGAAGAAATCGAGACTATTAAAGGCACACGATTTATGGTGCGTGCTGGTGGATCAGCTGCGCGCGGTATCAGCAGGCCATCTACGATCCAT